GTCCCAAACAACATACGGCATGGCTGAAGTTGACTGATAAAACTACTAGATTTATTGGTTTTGGAGGAGCAGCAGGGGGCGGAAAATCTTGGCTCGGAGTTAATTGGTTAATCATAATGTGCTTTACTTACCCTAAAACAAGGTGGGGACTAGGAAGGAAGGAGTTAAAAAACCTAAAAAGGAGTACTTTGCCTACATTCTTCAAGGCATTAAGCAATTATGGTATTACAGACAAGCATTACAACTACAATCAGCAATATGATTTCATTAGATTTACTAATGGATCTGAGATTTTCCTTGTAGATATGTCTTATAACCCTTCTGATCCTGAATTTACTAAGTTTGGAGGTCTAGAGCTTACAGGCGCTTTCGTAGATGAGAGCAATGAGTGTACAGAGAAGGCAATTGACATCTTATCTAAGAGGATTAGGCACATGAACAAGGAATATAACCTTATTCCAAAGGTTTTAGAGACATTTAACCCTTCTAAAGACCATGTTTATTGGAGATACCATAAACCTGAGAAAGAAGGCACTTTAGAGCTAGAATACGCCTTTATTAGAGCATTAGTGACAGATAACCCAGATGTAGATCCTGAGTACATCAAACAGCTTCAAATGGGAGATAAAGCTACTATTGAGAGGTACTTTCATGGTAACTTTGACTACGATGATGATGATTCTAAGTTAATGGACTACGATTCTATCTGTGCAGTGTTTGAAAACAAGGAAATACCAGAGGGTGAGGGATATATTTCTGTTGATATTGCTCGTTTTGGTAAAGATGCTACGACTATATTTGTTTGGAGTGGATGGAGAGTGATTCATGCAGACGTTATAGACAAAGGATCTACTACAATGACAGCACAAAGGATAGTAGAGATGGCAGAAAGGTACGGAATACCTAGCAACAACGTCATTATTGATGAAGATGGTGTAGGTGGGGGAGTAGTAGACATGATGAGAACAAGATTTCCATCTGTTAAAGGGTTTGTTTCTAACAAATCTCCTATCAAAAGAGGTAACGGTGACCACAACTACAACAATATTAAGTCTCAATGCTACTTTATGTTAGCTAAGTTCGTAAACGAAGGTAGAATCTACTTCCTTCCTAAAGACAAGGAAATAAAACAGAAGCTAGTACAAGAATTAGAGGTTGTAAAGAAGAAACACGTAGATAAAGATGGTAAGAACATGGTTCTGCCTAAAGAAGATATAAAGAATATAATAGGGCGATCTCCTGACTACTCTGACGCATTAATGATGAGGATGTGGTTTGAATTAGGTCGTAATGAAACTAAAATTGAATGGCTATGATAACAATTAAGCTCTTAGACAACGAATACGAGGTTATTAACGAATGGGAAGACCTAACTATCCAAAAGTTTGCGAAAGTTCAGCAGATCTGCGATAAAGCACCTAAAAAGCTACAAAAGCTACTAGGTCATGTTTATCTTGGAGAAAAAGAAGAGATTAATGAGATGGAGTTTACTAGCAGAGAACAGATAAAAACATTTCCTAAGTTCTATGGTGATATGTTGGAGGAAGTTAGTAATATTCCTAAGAAAGTTATTAATCAAATTGACTATCAAGCTAGACAAGAGTTTTTTAACACTTACTTACTAAAGTTTGCCATTGGTTCTTTGTATGCTCCTGTAGATATTCCAGAGGTAACAACAGAAGAGTTTAAATTTGAGGGAGAAACGTATGTGCTTCCTAAGAAAAGGACTGTATTAGGAGAAGAAAGAGAGATGGGTTATATTTCTACTATACAATTCACAGAAGCTGCTGACTTAGACCTTTATATGAGAGACTTAGACGATAAAAACTATTCTGTATTGGCTAATATTGTTTCTATTATCTGTCTCAAGGAGGGAGAGGAATATGACGAGGAAGTTTGCTTAAAGAGAGCAGAAAAATTCAAGGATGTGACGATGGATATAGCATGGGATGTTTTTTTTTACTTGGGCGAACTATTAGATACATACACGAAAGCTATCCTCAGCTCTTCTCAGGAAAAACTAAAGCTAAGTATGCAAGCGCAGCTAAAGCGTCAGGATTAAACGGATTTGGATGGTATTTACAATTAAAATCAGTAGCTGAGAAAGGAATCTTCACTTTTGGCAACAATTCACCTATAAAAAGCGTAGAAAAGACTAATCTTTACGACTTTTTGACATACATTGCTGCAAACGCCTCAGAAGCGTTGTACCAAGAGAAAATAAGAGAATATGAAACTGGAAGAACTCGTTGATAAAATTGAATCACTAGTAATATCCGATCCTAACATAGATACGTTCCTTTTCGATGAACCTGAAAAAGTGAACGAACTTCACGCTACAGACTACCCTCTATTATTAATGAATCCTCTTGAGGACACCATTGATCCTAGAGCAAACGAGCAAGACTACAACCTAGAGTTGTTCTTGTTAGATACTTACTACCAAGACGATACTAAATCTCTTAGAGAAAAGTATTCTGATATGCAAATATGGGGGTTACAGTTAATACAAGAAATATATGACGTTGCTCAAATAAGAAACGTAGGTGACGTAACAGTAAACAGAGGAACAGAGCAGTATAACGATAACTTAGCTGTTGTGCAATTCTCTTTTGTTGTTAGAGTACATGAATGTATGAAGTTGTTGGAGAAGCCATATAATCTAGTAGCAACGACTGCATCTTCTTCACAAATAAACTTAGCATGGAATGACAGCGAAACTACAGAATCAAATTATGAAGTTTCTCAAAGTATTGACGATGTTACATGGACAACTATTGATACAATAGCTGCCGACTCTACTTCCTATTCTGCTACTGGTCTTGATCCTAGCACTCTTTATTACTTTCGTGTTAGGGCGACAACAGCTACAAATAGATCTCCATATTCTAACACAGCTTCTGACACAACTTCAGCATAATGCCTAGATTCGATTGGATACATACAGAGGCAGCAACAGTAAAATGGGCAAGAGCTGTCGCCGAAGCTCTACGTAAAGAACTTAAACAACAAGGACACGTTGCAAGTGGTAGGTTGTTAGATAGTATTGGACTAGGAGACTTAGATACTAGAGGTGGTAAAGTAAAGCAAACTATTAAAGCTTTTGGTAGAGGAGAGAAGCTAGATAAGAGACAAGCAAACGCTGTTGTTAGTATTAATCAGCTACTAAGGTGGATGAGTAATAAGAACAAGACTACTATTGGAAGTAAGAAGTTTGTATGGTCTACTATTAAAGAGAAGAAAAGAATAGCTTATGCTTTAAAGAGGGCAATAGAGAAGGAAGGAATTCCAACGGCTAACTCTTATAATTTCTCTAATAACGGTAAGAGAACAGGATGGATTTCATTACCATTCAAAAGAAGTAAAATAGAAGTTAACAAGAAGGTGATACCAGCAATAACAAAGGATATAGTTGAGTCTATATCTAGGATCTTAGAGAGGTTAGCAAGTAGATACCCTAACATGAAAATATTAAAATAATGGCAATAACATTAAATTCACAGCCAACGCTAAATAATATTCATAGTCCTTATAGACCTATGGAGATTAAGGTTACGTCTAACGCTGCTACTATAAATAAGATGAAGTGTTTTATTCACTTAAATGATAGCGCAACAGCAGACAACGCTAGTACGCCTATTGTACTAGATCCTGACTTTGGAACAACAAATGAGTTTACTTTTGATCTGTCTGCTTATCTTGCTGGGTTGGATTCTTTAACTTACGACATACAAACTCATGGTTCTGTTGTTTCTTTGGCTACAACGAGTAATTCTATTAAGAAGGTTAGTTGCACATTTACAGAGGTATTGATTTCTTCAGGACTTCTTTCTGATGGAGCTTCTTTAAGTCACACTAGTATATCTGATTGGTTCGTTATCAATGGAGCTTGGCAACACGATCAAATATCTAGCCAGTTTACAGATTTTAAGCTACAACCTACTGGAAACAAATACTTTTTAACAAACTATAGAGGCTATAGAGACATAAAACTTTCAGAAAGTTATTATTTAAGTTTCTTTACAACTAAAGGAGGTTCAACTGGAGAGCCAGCTTATCTTCAGGTTATAAGGTGGACTGGAAGAAATGCAACAGGATCTAGTAGCACTAAATATAGAACTTTTGTATTTACCAAAAATAGATTTCATTTAGCCTGTGGTGCTTTAAATATAAATAATACTTTTGGAAGTTGGTATAGTGATTTAGGTGTTACCCCAACAAGTAATGCTTCCTTAAATTCTAGTTATGGTTCTTATCAGCTTGCATTTTATGATGCTTCGAGCCAACAGATCTCTGAACGATTAACTTTTAACTTAGATTTTGATGAGAATGAAGATCACACAAGAATAAAGTTTATGAATAGACTAGGTGCTTTTGAATACTTTACTTTTAAAGGATATAGAGAAAGATCGGTTGACGTTAGAAAACAATATTACAAGTCACCGCTACCTAGTTCTTATACTGTAGATCAAGGTGGAGACAGAGTGTTAAGTGTTGACTCAAGAGATGAGTTTGTTGTCCACTCTGGTGCTTTAAATGAAGAGCAAAGATTGTGGCTAATTGAGTTAATTGAGGGTGTTGAATGCTACGTAGTAGAAGGATCTAACCATATCCCAATTAAAGTTAGGGCAGGGAAAACTAAGATAATAGATGAAGGTAATGGCTTATTTACCATCAAGATGACATATCAATACGCAAACGAAAACAGAAGACAGAATGGCTGATATTAGGTTAATATTAACAAGTTTAGAATTAGAATTAGACGTACCACAGGATAGACAGTTTCCTTTGGCACTTAACTATACTGCTGGTAGTTTAAAGCATATAGAGTCTAGGAGTACAGATTTTTCACTTGAGTTTAGAATACCAGCTAATAAAAAGAATAAAACAGCCTTAGACCATTTAGAATCTACAAACATAGAGGATGGTAACCTTGTATTAGGAAGAAATGCTTGTAGGGTTACTATTGATAATATGCCTGTATTTGCAGGTGATTTTAGGCTGCTAGGATCAGTAAATGATAGAGGTCACGAGGAATTTAAGTGTATTATCTTAGGTTCTGGAATGGGATGGGCAGAGTCAATGAAGGGTAAGACTCCTAGAGATTATGATTGGGGTACGCATGACTATACAAAAGCAGAAATAGAAAAGTTTTGGGATAACGATGGTGCTGTTAGTTCAGCTACTGCTGTTACATCATACAACGATGGGGGTATTACTTATCCTTTAATAAACTACGGTGCTTGGGGAGAAACAAAATATGTAACAGTAGAAGATTTTAAACCTGCAATGTTTATGAGATCTTTCTTTGAGAAAGCATTTACTGCTGAAGGATATACGCTTCAAGCTGACACAGACTCTAATGATTTCTTCCATACGACTAATAACCCTATAGCAGATAAAATTATATTTCCATTTACAGGAACAGGATGGAAAGAAGAAGCTACCCTAGTTCCAGACACTACCTTTGAAGCTGCGAGGACTGATGTAAAAACTTACGGTATAAGAACTAAGTTGATAAAGAGATCTCGAGCTTATGGACAAACAGAAAGGGGGAGGACAACGGTACAGGCAGGGTTAGCTAATGCAGGTACTGCTATTAATCAGAACCAATCAGTTAAGATATGGCTTAGAGACGCAACGTCTATTCCTAGAGATGGTTCAGGTAATATATCAATAGATGGTAACACTTACGTTGCATTGCCTCAAGCACGTAATTCTTTATTAAAATCTCCTCTAGGAACGGTTTATAGACTTATAGGATACGGAACAGCTTATCACAGCGCACAAGGCATTACAGCAGATTATATAGAAATACTAGGTCAAGCAGGCGCAGCAGGTCAGGCTAATGTAATCATACCTTCTGTGGGATTCCCTTACGTTGCAACTTTTGATGTTGTTTTCGGAGAGCTAACTGGAGGGGTTTTTAATCCAGTTCCAATTGATTTCGACTCAGCATCTCCTAATCCTTCTGATGTATTTAACACAACAACAAATAGATATACTGCTCCAACAGCAGTAAGATCTAGATTTAAGTTTGACTGTGAGATGTATAGTTTTAGTGACAAACAAGAAAACGTAGGTACATTTACTTTCAGAATAATACACAAATCAGGATCAACAGAGACTATTATTAGTCAAGAAACGGTTTCTCCTACTGATACTTCTAACATGGATGAGTATGCACTGACACCATATAATAGAGAAGCTTCAGTTATTGCTATAGGTTTTGAAGAATCTGGTGTTGTAAATCTTGTTGCTGGTGACCAAATATATGTAGATTGTGTTTTAAACCATACAAACAGTTCTGCTGCTAATCGTATTTTATTCGGTAATGCTAATGTAGGCGCAGAAAACATCACATTGTTAAGCGTAAAAAATGCAAACTTAAAATCTATTCCTCAATCTGCTATAATAAAAGGATATACAGGATTACCCTTAAACACAGTTCTTGATGATAGATACAATTCACTACAGTATATTAAAGGGTGCATACACGCTTTTAACTTAATGATAAAGACAGATCCAGTAACTAAGACAGTTATTGTTAAGTCAAGAGATGAGTTCTATGATGATAATATTAATGCTGTAGATTGGACAGATAAGTTAGATATAAAAAAACAGTTTGACATTAGTTATCTTAATCTGTATAAGAGAAGACTTAACTTTAAATTCAAAGATGATAGCGCAGATGCTTATTTGAGTGAATTAAATAGAATTTCAGATTCGGATTATGGAGCTGTAACAGATAGTTTATCAGACAGGTTTGATGATGGAGAGCAAAAGATGGAAAATCCTTTATTTGCTTATACTCATCAGATGATAGACAGATCCATACTAGGTAAGGTTAATAAGTCTAATAAAGGTATAGTTTTAGCTAGGATGTGGAATCAATACTCTCCTAACTCTATAGCGCCATCTAAGCACTACAACTATAAGCCTAGATTATTAATCTTTGAGAACGCACAGCAAAACACAGGAAGTACATGGCTTTTTGAAGGTGCAGACCAATCTACCTGTCCTTCTGCTTTAGTGGATGACTACGGTAGTGCTGCTGATAATCTTGATTTTGATCTGCATTTAGGGTATAACAACTCTTCTGACAAAGGGCTGTTTGAAACGTATTACCAGAATACAATAAGCACAATAGAAAAGGGAACTAAATTATCTGCTCCATTCTATTTGACAAAAAGAGATATACATAACTTTGATATTAGTAAGCCTGTCTATATTGGACAGCCTGCTAATTTAAAAGGGTATTGGTTAGTAGATAAAATATCTAACTTTCTTCCTAGCACAGACACAACTACAACGGTTGAGTTAATTAAGAGAGAAGGTTTCGACAGAAGGGTAGTAGAAACTACTTACGATAATATTATCATGAAAGATGATAAAGATTGGGTAGCTGAAGAAGAAGAGTATATTGATATAGGTGATAAAGGCGGAGGAGACAGTAAAGCTGACGCAATAGATCAATCTAATTTATCTGACGATTCAGAGAAAGGTAATAAAGGCACTCTTTACAGTAAAGAAGTTGCTGCTGGCGGTGGCGGTGGTAGCGGTAGCGGCGGTAAGTATGGAAATTTAAGAGATGCTGCTAGGTTTAATGCAACTAATACAAAAGACACAGAATCTTTTGAAGAGGCAGAGGAAGAGGCAAGAAGGGATGATTTTGATAACTCTAAGAATGTAATTGGAATTTCTGATTACGATGCTATGTCTACTAATCCTTTTGCTGTTAGGCATGATAGCAACAGCAAAGACGTTTCAATGGTACAGAGAGCTTCAGGGAACGTGTCTAAGAGAGGTACAGGTAACTTTGTAACTGGTAAACATAATGTTGCTGCTGGTGCTGGACAAACTGTGGTAGGTCAATATTCTAAGCCATCAAGTACTTCAGCGTTCTCTGTAGGTACAGGAGATAGTGACTCGGAAAGATACAACGCATTAAGCGTAGATAAAAGTGGAGTAGTAAGAGAAGGCGGTGGCGCACTTATAGATGAGATTGACGATGAACATTCTCAGATATATGAAGAAATAAACGGTGAAATGGTTAAAGTAACAATATAATGGCAGATAACAAGAAAATATTAATTGAGATAGTTACCAAGACATCTGGTGCTGAGAAAAAGGTAAAGAAGACAGGAGACGCTGTTGAGAAGACAGGTAAACAAGCAGACAAAGCTAGTAAGAGTTTCTTTGGATTAGGAAAAACTATGAAAGCAATCGCTAGAGGTTTTATTATTGTTAAGTCTTTTCAATTATTAGCTAGGTCAGTATCTTTTGCGGCTAAGACTGCCGCAGATTTTGAGTTTATAATGGCAAAAGTAAAAGCTACATCAAAAGCTTCTGAAGCTCAATTTATTAAACTAACAAATTCTGCTAAAGCTCTTGCTGCTGGTACAATGTTCACAGCCACAGAGGTTGGAGAACTTCAACTAGCTTACTCTAAATTAGGTTTCACTACTGATGAAATCCTAGCAGCAACAGAGGCTACTCTTCAATTAGCAACAATTACAGGTGATAGTTTATCTAGTGCTGCTGATGTGGCAGGTGCTGCTGTCAGAGGGTTTGGACTAGACGCTTCAGAGACTCAAAGAGTTGTAGATGTTATGGCTGCGTCTTTTAGTTCTAGTGCTTTAAATTTAGAGAACTTTAAACAGTCTATGAAAACTGTTGCTCCGATTGCAAGAGCTGCAAACGTTAGTATAGAAGATACTTCTGCATTGTTGGCTAAATTAGCAGATGCTGGACTAAGAGGTACAAGAGCAGCAACAGGATTAAAAAACATAATGTCGGCTTTAACAGATCCTACTTCAGATTTAGCTAAAGAATTAGGTTTTACTGTAAAGAATGGTGAGGGAGTAAAACAAGCGTTTAGAGAAATGTCTAAAAGAGGTATAGACTTATCTAAAGCTACTCAATTAGTAGACGAAAGATCTAAAGCTGCTTTTATCACTTTAGCCAATGGTATAGATGATGTAGACGCTTTAGCTGATGCTTTTGAAAACGCTGAAGGATCTGCTGAGTCTATGTCTAAAACTATTTCAGATACTTTAGTTGGCGACTTTAAAAAGCTTGAAGCAACAATAGAGTCTGTTATTCTTAGTAAAGAAAGTGCAATAAACAAAGGACTTAGAAAACTAGCACAGCTTTCAACAGAAATGGTTTCGTTTTTTAATCCTGTTACAGAAGCTGTACTAAATGCTGAAGCAGAATTTAAAAAGTTTGAAACTACGATAGGTACTTTAGATGAAAAAGAAAGAGTTGCTGCCTTAACAAATAAGATGAGAGAGCTTAGAGGTGAGAACGAGGAAATGATAAAAACTTTTAAAGGTCTTGGTTTTGACAATGAGTTTATAAAAGAAATAAAAGAGTTTGAAGGTCTTTCTTTTACAAAAGGAACTAAAGACATAAGAACAAACATAAAGCTAATAGAATTAATAAAAAAAGAAATTAAAGAAACTTTCAAGGCTGTAGAAGAAGGCAATAAAGAAATAAAAAAAGGTGACGCTACAGAGGCATTAAACGAGACAAGCATTGAGCTTTTAAATTTAGACGATGGATTCACAAAACTTAATGTCACATTTGACGAGTTTATGGAGAAATTAGATGAGATACCTGATGAACTGCCTACAGTAGCAAGTATATTTATGGATTACGCTGAAGCTATAGGTGAAGTAGTTTTAGCAAACGAAGAATATATAAATGGCGTAACTGATGTTATGTTCTCGGCAAATGAATTGTTTCAAGTAATGCAAGAGAATAAACTAAATAGCATCATTGCTTCTAATGACGCTGAGTTTGAAGCCTTCTCTCAAGCTCAAGATGATAGGTTAGCTAGGTACGACCTAGATCAAGAGGAAGAAATAGCTTTATTTGAAGGTACTCAAGAACAGAAAGCTCAGTTTGAAAAGCAAAAAGGATTAGAAAGACTAGAGTTTGAAAAACAACAAGAACAAAAAAGAGAAGCTTTAAGACAAAAACAATTAAATGCTGAGAATAAGATAGCAGAAGCAGCGTTTAAAGCAAATAAGAGATTCGCTGTCGCTGGGATTGCTATAAACTTAGCTAGAGAGATTTCTGCAATTGCTGTATCTTCTGCTGGAAACCCAGCTAACGCTTTTACTTTTGGTGCTGCTGGTGCTGGACAGTTTGCTATTCTCTCTGGTCTTGCAATAGCTAACGCAGGTTTGCAAACAGCAGCAGTTTCTTCTCAGAAGTTTGTACCTAAGACATTCCAAGATGGAGGTATGATTGAAGGTGCATCACACGCAGAAGGTGGAGTTCCTTTTACTGTTGCAGGTAGAGCAGGGTTTGAAGCAGAGGGTGGAGAGTATATCTTCTCTAAAAACACAGTAGACAGATTAGGTACAGGACTTTTAGACGCTATAAACTTCGGTGGTGCTGCCCCAAGATTGTTTGCTGATGGTGGTGCTGTATCAAGAGCTTCTGTTGCTAGTTCTGCAATGAATCAATCCGAAATGGCACAGATGATTGGGGAGGTTGTTGCTTCTTCTGTTGCACAAATACCAGTAGTAAATGTAGCTACAGAAACAGATAGTTTGTCCAGAATGGTACAAAACGCTGAAGCTATGGCAACTATATAAAAATTTTTAACCAATAGTGTATACCTTTTAGGTCATTATGACGTATAAGGTATATACTGTTCAAAATAATAGACAGACAATATGAAATTTAGATCAGACGTATGCTTCTCAAATTCAGGTTTAGACACCATTGATGAGCACACAGGAGTAATAAAAGGCGTTACTTTAGCTAGAGAAGGAGTTGCAAAAGGACATGGTGTTCATTTGGATTCTAAATTCATCTCTGACTTAGTAGAACTAGGTAACAGTCAAGAAGAAGGTGTAAAAGCAAGATTTGGTCATCCTAGCATGACTTCAGATGCGTTCGGTACTTACATCGGTAGATATAAGAATTTTAGAATAAAAGATAAGAAAGCAAAAGCTGACTTATATATGGATGAGGTTTCTAAGAAGTCGCCTAAAGGTGATTTATATAGCTATGTATTTGCTATGGCAAGAAGCAATCCAGATATGTTCGGTAACAGTATTGTTTTTAAATCTGGTGAATCTAGATATGAAAATGAATTAGATGAAAACGAGAACGTAATTCGTAAAGAGTATGTTTCTATTGTTGGACTAACTGCTTCTGATTTAGTAGATACACCTGCTGCAACAGATTCTTTATTCTCTGCTGATATGCAGTTAAGAGAGTCTTACAGCGACTATCCTGAAGCTGCTGTTAATAACGCTAAGAGAGGAATTAAATTAAATGAGAAAGTAAACAATAGATGTGCTACTGATGTTGGTAAACAACGTGCGCAACAGATTTCTAAGAAGGAAGCACTATCTATGGATACTATAAAAAGAACTTTTTCTTATCTGTCAAGAGCAGAGGAATATTACAATCCAGATGATCCTGAAGCTTGTGGTACTATCTCTTATCTTCTATGGGGAGGTAAGTCTATGAAAGCATGGACAGAGAGAAAAATTAATGAAGTTGAAAATAATTATAAATCAAAAAATCAAGAAATGGAAAAATCATTTACAGACAAAGTAGTAGATGTTCTTAAAAGCTTCGGTATTACAAAAACTGAAGAGGTTACAGAATTATCAGAAGAAACTACAGAAGTTACAACAGAAGTAGAAGAAACTACTGAAGAAGTTGTTGAGGAAACTGTTGCAGAAAATGCAACAACTGAAGAAATTACTGCTGAAGAATCTACTGATGCTATTGCTCACGCTGTTGAGACTTTCGAAGCTGAAAGAGAAGAGTTAGTAAAAGAGTTTAACTCTAAAGAAACTGACTTAAATCACGCATTAGCTGAGTTAGGAGAAGAAGTTAAATCTCTTAAAGCTGAGTTAGAAGCAAAAGAAACAGAATTAGCTGCTTTCAATGTAAAGCCTACTGAAGTAGAAGGAAACGAAGATCCATCTATCAAAGGAGAGGAAAAGCAATTAAGCGAAAACGCTAGTGTTCTTAAAGACTTCTTAAAGGACATTAAAGAGTAACTAAATAAGCACAATTATGGCAAACATTAAAATCAAGTTTATTGTAAATGGTGAGGAAAGAGAGGGTGAGATTCCTGAAGCTGACTTCGCTAATTACGAGAAAGCTTATAAAGCAAAAAAGGTTGGAGGATCTGCACCAAAGAAAGCTGTTAAGGCTGAATTAAAGGAAGAACCAAAAAAAAGTAAAAAGAAATAATTAATTAACAAAACAAACAAAGAAACATGGCTAATTTAATGTCACATTCGTTAAGCTTCTCTAAAGAGAGTGTTAGCGAGTATTTTATTAAACCTTTATTCATTCAGTCTGATATCAAAGATATCGTTACTGTAAGAACAGACATCAAGAACTCTGAGAAATTAGACTTCATTGATAACTTAGAGAAGATCACTAAAGCTTATGCTCAAGGTACTTCTTTCACTACATCTACAGGTGTTACTATCACACAGAAGACTCTTTCTGTATCTGATATGAAAGCTGAAGTTGCACAAAACGGTAAAGCGTTCTTAAACTACGTTAAAGAATCTTTATTGAAAAAAGGTGTTGACGAGAATGACATCGGTGATACTTTATTCGAAGAGATCTTAATGGAGATCTACATGGGTGGTATCGCAAGAGATTTCCAAAGACAAGTATTCTTCGGTGATACTGCTAAGGAAGCTAGAACTTCAGAAGCTCCTAACGGAACTTTAGATGCTGACTACAAAGAATACAATGGATTCTGGACTAGAATGATTAATGATTTTGATTCTGCTGCTTTACCTGCTGCACAATACCAAGATATTAACTCTTCTACTTACCAAACAACTGTTGCTGTTAAGCAAGTTGATACTGGTGTTGTAACTGGTGCTTCTGGTACTTTAGGACTAGTAATTAACGGTGTTACTTATACAGAGGCTTTCGATAGTGATATCGCTACTACTATCGCTAACTTCGTTGCATCTCACGCTGCTGCGGTTTTAGCTAGAGAAGGTAAATTAGTTTTATCTGGTACTGCTACTGACTTAATTGTTACTGCTGGTATCGCTGGTATGAAGCAAATCGTTACTGACGCTTCTACTACAATGGCTTCTAACACAGCTACTACTGTTGCTAACGTTGCTAACACAACTTTAAAGACAGATGCTGCTTTAACTGCTTTCAAAGCGTTATGGTCTAAAATGCCTAACTCTTTAAGAAAGTTATTCAAGCAAGAAGGTAAGATTATGGTTACTGCTTCTGTTGCTGATAACTACACTGATACTATCGAAAGTTTAAATGGTTCTGATGCTGCTTACTTCACATTGAGAGATGGTGAGAAAGTTAAAGCTTTCAGAGGTGTACAAATCGTAGAAAGAGAAGAGTGGGATGAGCATATCGAAAATGATTTCGATTCAGTAAGACCACACAGAATCTTATTCACTATTCCTAGAAACTTAGTTGTAGGTACTGATGGGATTTCTGATGATACTAAGATTGAGTCTTGGTATGAGCAATTAACTCAAAACAGACACGTAAGAGTTGAGTACAAAGCTGGAACACAGTATGTACACGAAGATTACATAGTTGCTGCTTACTAGTATATTCTTTCTTGGGGAGTGAATTAAGTAGCTCCCCTTTTTTAATTTAACAACAACAAAATAACATAAATCATGGCAATAACTGCAAACTTAGCTGATTCGTGTAGTGCAAATTCTGGAGGAATTAGACGTATTGCGTTTATTTCTTTAAGTGACGTTGCAGAGGGAGCAATCTCTGTGACTTCTGGAGAGATTGACACTATCACTTTAGCTACAGGAAAAGAGTTCTTCGAATACGATGCTGAACAAGACACAATCGAATGGAGAGAGAACGGAGAAATGGTAAACGGTTCTTTAAAGTACACAGAAGAATTAGAGCTTTATATTAGAGGTAACAACAAAACAAACAGAGATGCTATCGTTGCGTTAGTAGAAGATCTTTGTGGTGTTTTAGCTATCGCAGAGGACTCTAACGGAACTATCTTTTTATTAGGATGGTCTGAGGCTTTAGACTTAGATAGACCTTTAAAAATGGCATCTGATGCTTCAGGATCTGGAAAAGAATTAACTGACCTAGCTGGATCAACAATTACAATGGCGTGTATGTCTCCTACAAAAGCTTTCCCTATTACTGGGATTACTTGGGCAACACTTACTACACCTGCTCCATAGTAGAGTAGAACAAATACAAAGAGGGAGGGTTTTCCTCCCTTTTTTAATAACATTAAAATAAATCTTATGGCTTACAAATATAAAGTAGAAGAGGCATTTAAAGATTCAACTGTTCACAGAGGTGAAAAATCATATAAGTTAGCTTCATGCTCTCAAAAAGATTTAAAGAAACTACATGACTCAGGATTAAAGTTTATCCTAGAAGAAGTAGTGCAAGCAAAGGAAGAAGTAAAAGCAACAGAAGATAAAGAATCTGTAGATGGAAAAGAAGGATAAGCAGTTAGCTAATAATCAAGTGGAAACAGCGTTTTCAAGCAGCGTAATTAATACTACAAGTGCCTCTACTATTAAAGAGATATCTAAGGTAGATCATAACCCTAGAGACTATGTGTCTTTTGGAGCAGATAATTTGTTTCCACAAGGATTATCTATACTTAACAGAAGGTCTTCAACACACAGAAGTATCTTAAACAACAAGGTTATATACTCTTTAGGTAGAGGATTTATAACAGAAGGTAATGCTCCGTTGGAAGCTTTCATTAAGCAAGTAAACAACAACAGAGAGAGTTTAAGAAAGGTTCTAAAGAAGATATTCAGTGATTGGTATAGCTTTGGTAACGCTTATTTAGAGGTAGTTCTAGTACCTAACGGTAATCCTCAGTTCTTCCATAAGGATGCAACTAAAATTAGAATACACAAAGACAGAGAACACGTTATTGTTCACCCAGATTGGAGACAGTATGAAGGTAAAAAGAGGTTTGCTAAGACTTTGCCTATATACCCTAACTTCGAGGAGATTGATGGTGCTCAGAGAGCTATATTCCACTTTAAGCAATATGAACCTGAGTTCTCTGATTATGGAGTACCTGATTGGATTGCTGCTTTGGATGCAGCAGCTATTGGGTACAAAACTAATAGATGGAACTTATCACGTCTTGAGAATAGTTTTCAAGTATCTGGGATACTAGAGATAGTAGGAGATATGTCTGCTGAGGACATGAAGAAGGTTAAGAAAGACCTAGCAAAATCGTTCTCAGGAGAGGAAAATGTAGGTAAGCTATTAGCTATAACAAAACAATTTAGTGAGAGTGGATCGGGAACGACATTTACTCCATTAATTCAAACAAGCGAAGGTGAATGGATAAACCTACACCAACAGTCAGACTCGGATTTAATAATTGCACATAATTGGTTCAGAAGTTTATCTGGTATCTCTGATTCTACAGGGTTTGACACCAAGAGAATTAGAAACGAATATCAGGTTGCTAAGAACACTATCATAGGAGAGAATCAAGATGCTATATTATCTGAGATTAAATACTTGATCGAGGAGTACTCTAGCATCAATCCTGAGGCATTATCTTTTAGAAATGAGTCTCCAGTATCACTTATTGATTTAATTGACGTTAATTCGATTGTAACGGTTGATGAAGCTAGAGAGAATAGTTTAGGTTTAGCTAACTACCATGATGCAGAGAAAGGTAAGAAACTAATTTCTGAGATCAGGGAAGAGGCTATGGACAGAGGACAGCAAAGAGAAACACCTGAAACTCAGAAGGATGGCGATACAGATAACTAACAATATATCTACTTTAGATATAGACTTTGATGGAAATGGCGATCAATATTCTACCTATAAAGATAATGTTACTTTAGAAAAAAGTGGCAATTCTGTTGTAGTAGTAGACTCTGGTAGATTTCCAGCTAAAGAATATAAGTTTTTATATACTGACGTTTCTGTTCCTAGTTCTGCTAGTGCAGATGAATTGTACACTACTTTATTATCTTATGTAAATAGCAAAGGGGCAAACAGTTCAACTATAGTTACTCAAGCAGTAACAACAGTAAATGTTGAGGTTTTAGCTGCTAACGAAGGTACTGTAGGTGCTAGTTTTGTTAATTTATCTAATAAAGATGCTTATATTTTATTAGCTAGTGGTACTGCTTCTGCAACAAATTATACAGCAAAGCTAACAGGAGATCATGGTGCTATATATGAAATGCCTTATAATTATTCAGGTGCTGTTAATGTAGTATTTTCTAATACAGGTACAGGCAATTTAGTAATAACAAAATTTACTTAGGATGCCGTTAATGAACATAGTAAATACTGCCACAAATGAACCTGTTGACCATACAGACATTAACGGTGTATCTAAGAAGGTAAATCTTGGTAGCGTTACTACACAAGACACAATTGGAGATGCTGTTACGTTTACTTCTAGTAGTGCTATATCTATAGGGCAACCTGTTATTTATAACTATGCTTCAGGAATAGTTACAGCAATAACTGCTGGTTCATTACCTTCGCAACATGAAATTATAGGTATTGCTTTAGAAACAGTAAATTCAGGAGAAACTGTAAATATATTAACAAAAGGATTTGCAACAGCACGTAGAGATTCTACATTTCAATCATCTTCTGAAACAGTATTATTAAACAATACAACAAACGGAACAACAAGAAATTTAACTAATGCTACTGCATTTTTAGATAGTGGTAACATAAGTTCTAGTTATGGTAGTTCTCAAAACTACAGCATTACTTTTGATGCTCAAGCTGGTAAAACTACGAAGATAACAGTTACAGACTTTGAGTTTGAACACGCTACATACTCTATGTATGATAGATTAGGAATACAAGGTTCTAATAATGGAGTAAGTTTCTCTAATTTAAGCGTAGAATGGCTGCATAGATCAGCAACGTCTACACCTACTTATTCAAATTCTTTTGCTGGTAGTAGTTGGAACTCAAATTCTTCTGATGAAGGGTATATATTCCCTAAAGACACAGTAAGAGCAATATTAATGGGAGGAGTGCCTAATAACTCTTTTCCAGCAGACATAGACACAGGATATAGATACATAAAGTTTTATTTTATATCTGATGGTAGTGTTAATAAGGCAGGTTGGAACATGACTTTAGCTCCCAACACTCCATATTCTACTAATGCAGAAACTGTTGCAGAGGGTACAACATTATATTTAGATAATAGCGACTATACAAAACTAACAACAGATGATACGTCACAGATTGTTGTAGGCTACTGTGCTTATAACAATGGAGAAAATGACAGTATATTTATAAGAGTTTGATAATAAAAAATGGAACAGATATTAAAAACATTAGCTGAGAATATAGAAGGTAGTATAGTTAGTTCTTTACTGCTCTTTTCTATTGCATTTATTTATATCTTTAGGAAAAGCGTACCTCAATGGATAGGTGTTATCTTAAATAAAGGTAAAGAAAAAAAGACTATTGATAATTTAAAATATCACGACATATTTAGCACCTGTTCTAGAGTAAAGACAGAAGTACATCTAATGAAGTTTTATACAGATGGTAAATACGATGGTACTAAAACTAGAATGTGTGGTGATTTTGCTAAACATAAAGTAGAGGTTTGTAGCAAGAGAATAGAAGAGTTTGTATCTGATGACTTATTTAGATTAAACCCCGATGCGTTAAAGAAATTAATCTTTGCTCTACAAGCTGCTATGCACGAAGAATACGTAGCTAAAATCAAGGCTGATTGGCTTTCTAAAGGTATTCCTCAAGATGACGTAGATTATGTTATCGTATTGTTTGAAAAGTTCAGATATGACGTAATAATGAGCTTTGAAAACAGAATAAATGCAATATTTGGTAGTACATATCATAGAGATAACTTTGATAGGGTTTTAGGCGTATTAGAGATGTGGTCTATGGGCATTGATTTACTACCTAAAGATATGCTAACTACGTTTGAAACTTTAAATGGAAGATTTACAAAAATAAAATATAAATAAACAAAAATTATGGCTTGGGTAATAACAAATAAATCGACACACTTAGACTTCGCAGATGGAGCAACTAAATACTTGCTTCCAAAAAGTGATGTTAAGATAAAATTAGCAGATGGAATAGTAAAAGTATATTCTGATGCAAGTGAAAGAGATGTAATAGAATTAAACTATTTAAACGTATCTACACCTTCAGAGTCTAGTGCTTCTGCGCTTTACGATACTGTTATGGACTATATAGAGACTTCAGCAAGTGGATCTTCTTCTCAAACAGAGATTGCTTATAACAATGCTTCTACTCAGTTAGTAGCAGAGAACCTTGAAAGAAAAGGTGTGTTAATTGTAAACAAGACAGACGTTTATTTAACTATTGAGTTAGGTGATGTTACTGTTGTATTGAATGAAGGTGTACAGATAGAAACTGATAAGGCTACATTTATTGAAACAACAGAAGAAGTTAAGTTTATTTGTAACACAGCGACAGCAGGTAAGGTTATCGCAGTAGAATATTTATAATATGAGAGTTAAAGGTGATGGAATATTTTCTATAAACACATCTGCATCAGGTGGTTTTGGTAATGCAGGGATTTCTTTGCCTGAAATTGTTGCAGACGCAGGTGGGGGAGGTGATTCTCCTCCAATTACAGAAGAATTACAATTATATATCAATCCAGAAGCAGATGTTTATTCTGATACTGGTTCTACATTAGCAGTTGATGGAGATAACATTAGACAAATAAACGACCAAAGTGGTAATGGTGCAAACATCGTACAGCCTACTGCATCATCTCAATTTGTATATACTGCTGATGCTTTAGGTACTGGAAATTTTGGATTGTATAAAGCTGCTGCTGCTGCCCACATGGATTTTGCTACTACGTTAAGTATTGCTGGGCCAGATTCATCATTAACTTTTTATACTGTTTATGATAAAACTAATACTAGTTCTATAAGTTATCTTTTTGGAACTACTGATGGTAACTTTAACAGAATACTTGAATATGCAAATAGCAGGATTTATTTTCAAGATGATACTGGAGTTAACTTTTTCGGTACTATCACAAACGCTTCTGATTTAGCAATAAGAACATTTACATTAGATACTGCTACAGATATTATAACTACTTATATTAATGGTACTTTAGTAAATAGTGGATATAAAGCTAGAACTTGGGGAGATTTTAATTTTGATAATTTCTGGGGTAGTGGTGCTGTTGCATATATTGGTAATACACTATTATACTCAGATGTACATGATGCTACACAAGTAGCTGAAGTTTCTGATTGGTTAAATACTAAATATTCAATTTACTAATATGAAAGCAATATTATTTACACAAGAAGACACAAGTGGGTTCAACGAATTGCAAGAAAGGATTCATCTGCACATGATTTCTAAAATTGGTGTTGATGGATTTAAGTATTCTGCAACAAAATGGGCAGATGTTCAAGAGGCTCATATAAATGAAGATCACCTTTGTATGCCAATAGATGAGTCAGAGCCAAGATACAACTACATACTAGAGGCGTTAACACAAGAAGAAATAGATTCAATACAAGACATAAACTTAGAATAATGGCGCAATTTGTTACAGCACAGCAAGTTATAAACAATACGTTCACTAACACGAACACAGATACTAACTTAATCAAGACAACAACAATTGAACAGACTCAAATTAAACACTTGAAGCCTGTATTGACTAAGGACTTATACGACCTTATAGTTACAGAGAATAATGCTTCTAGCTTATCTGCTGCTAATCAAACTATATTTGATACGTATATTGTACCTTCAATGTATTGGTTTGTTAAGTATGATGCTTTAGTAGACGCACATTATAAGTCAAATAGTAAAGGTGTTAATAGGTCTTTTGGTGATTTTAATGAGCAAGGTTCTAATGACGAGCTTTCTTATGTAATGAATGCAGCCTTTATGACAGGGATCAAAATTTTAGAGAGAATGACGACCTATATAGAGGACAACTCAACTAGTTATTCTACGTATAACAGTGGAGAAAATGTTTTAAATGAAGTATCAATTAGAGCAAATATAATATATTAGTATGGCAGCTAAAAATCAACACAGAAATTTAACAGGAGACGCATTACATAACCCTAAAGGCTTTGATGGTGCTTCTAACGGTACTAAGCTAATTAAAGATGGTTCTGGTGCTTTAGATTGGACAGTAGATACTCAACTACCTAAAGCTTTAGACTACGTTTCAGCACAATCTGTACCTCCAACAGAGGTTACTGGTGATGTTTACTTAATAGACACTACAGGAACAGCCTACGACATTAATACAATAGCTTGGCAGTCAGGTAACACTATTAGAATTGCTTTTAATGGTTCTCCTGATTTAAGTGCTGTTGCTATTGATGATTACTTTATTACTTCTGGTAATGCTAACTCATCTAACGATGGTACATTTATCATTACAACTGTTAATGATGGTTCTGATTATATAGAAATAACAAATAACGATAGATCTGACGCTACAGATGATGAAGCAACAGATGCTGTTGGTACAGGATATTATACACTAGCTGAATGGGATGCTGTAAGCAAGGCATCACACGTTACATTTGATGGTAGTATATGGTCTTCTATTATACCTTCAGAGGGGCAATCTTGCTATGATGTAACTCTTGGTGCTATCAGAGTATTTGATGGTACTGATTGGAGTTCTTCACTTGCT